GTTTGAGCTTGATTTTGGTGAACTTGGCAACAACCTTACGGCGGTAGTGAATACCATATTTGCTTTGCTTGCAGTGCTTGGTGTTGTGGTCGATCCTACAACTAAGGGTACATCAGATAGTGAACAGGCTATGACTTATGGTGAGCCTAAGTAATTAAATACAATACATAAAATTAGCACTCATCTCTTAATTGAGGTGGGTGCTTTGTAATTTAAAACAGATGAAGGTGAGGAATAATTATGACAAATGCAAATTTTATTGAACTTGCAATATCAGAGGTACGCAGGTATGTTTTAAATCACTTAGATAAGTCAGATGGTACACCTGTTTTTGACATTTTTGTAGTGTGGTCATGTAAGACTTTGCAAAACCACAAATGCCTTATTAGCACAACATTACACGATGGTATGTACTACGAATGCACATACAATGGCGATAAAAACGAAATGTATCTTGACGCATACAAAAAGTTTGAAAACAAAAAAATTATTTGTGAAAGCGAGGAATAATTATGAGTAATTCAAAACTTGTTGATTACACAAAATTAAGCCCAAACCACAGCGGTAAACGCACACACAGTATTGACCGCATTACTCCGCATTGTGTTGTAGGTCAGTGCAGTGTTGAAACCCTCGGCAATATTTTTATGAACACAGCTTGCGATGCAAGTTGTAACTATGGTATTGGTTATGATGGCAGAGTATTGCTTTGTGTTGATGAAGGTAATCGTTCTTGGTGTAGTTCGTCAAATGCAAATGACCAGAGGGCGGTAACAATTGAATGTGCAAGTGACACAACCGCACCGTACACGATGAATAGCAAAGTATACAACAAACTTGTTGACTTATGTGTTGACATTTGCAAGCGAAACGGCAAAACTAAACTGCTTTGGTTTGGCAATGAGAGCAAGACGCTAAATTATTCGCCAAAGTCGAATGAAATGGTTTTAACTGTACATAGATGGTTTGCAAATAAATCCTGTCCGGGCGATTGGCTTTACAACCGTCTTGGCAATCTTGCAAAAACAGTAACTGCAAAACTTGGTGGTAAAACAACAAATAAGGAGGAAGAAGAAATGATTAAATACGGTTTACATAACACAGCTATACTTGCGTTTAAGAAACAGTTAATTACGCTCTATAATATGGGCATTATTAAGACGAAAGTCGATAACTCGAACGGTTTCGGTGACGGCACTTTGAAAGCTGTAAAAGAGGCACAGAGAGCAGGTAAGATCACAGCTAATGGTATCGTTGATGAACCGACAATCAATGTGATTTATCATCTTATCAACGATTGCAATTGGGCTAAAGATAAGAAAATTGCCAACGCTAAAAAAGCACTTGGCTGACAGACCAAAAGATAACACATAAGTTCGTACTGTGATACTTTAGGGTATACGGTCTTGGTATTTCTGCAATGTTTTTCGAGCTTGTGGGGCATAATATATTAGTGATCGCCCTGTGATAATCTGAGGATTCACAGGCAATTATGACATTTAGTGTCAGCCCACTTGGGCAGATTTGTATAGTGGTAACATCTACCTTTAGATGTCAGGAATGCGAACGCAACTACCTTTCTGTAGAATACAGATGAAATGGTTTAGATTCTTGGTCGTAGCACGATGCCAGCGACTCAAAATAATTGGACAGCGAGCGAAGATAAGACTATGGTTGACCAACATAGAGGAAGATAAAGAGGTGGGTTGGTTTATGGCGTACCAATGGTCATAAACGCCAATTTCGTTTTTTTAGAAAGGATGTTAAAAATGTCAGTGCTTGCAGTACCGATAAGTCAGTCTTTCGAGGTAGATAAAAATAAAGTTAAAGATTTTGACAATCAGTCTCACCACAAAAAGCAATGGATATTAGATAGATTATCTAAGTATAATAAAAATGAAATCAAATGGGATTAAAATAATCCTTTTAAATGTTTTTCGCTCGCCACTAGCGAATAATAAATTGGGAGAAGATGTGTTTTTAATATATACTTCCAAAAAATACTGGTTGTCGTTGATTTTCTACAACATTTGTGCTACTATAATAATATAATAAATAATTGCTAAGGGTACTGATAATATGTATAAATGGGTAGAAGAACATAAAAACGACAATAGCGGATTCATCAGTTTTCTAAAATTCATCTATGCGATAGGGACAAATAATACTGTGATGGCTATTATTGCGTCTGTATTAGGTATTATAATCCCTATATTTTTTGATTTACAAATTTATCTTTGGTTTGTTTTAACTTTTATGTTATTGATTGGTGGCATTGTTTTTAATGCGGTCTGTACAAAATATCAAGAACATCAAAATAAAAAGCAGCAAATAGCCATCGAAGCTTTGAGTAATCAAAATTCGCTAATGAACACAATAAACATAGAAATTAAAAGCAACCCACAATGGAAATCTCATATTTTTAAGAAAACAAGCGAAATTGTGTGCGAAAAGATACAGCACTTGTTTAAGGAAGTTTTACACTGTAGCACACGAGTATCGGTTGAGTATGTGTTTAATAAAACATCTAAAGACAAAATAGAGAGACATGTAAAAATGTCAGGCAGAAGGAGTCCAAATAGAGATACTTGCAAGGGTTCTAAACCTCTCACAAGTAGGAGTAAATATTATTCGTATTATATTTTTTCAAGCAATAAGGTTGGAATAAGCCTTGTGTCTGAAAATCAAATAAATGCAAAGAATAGCAAATGGTATAAAAATCCTACTCACAATATTGATATTAAAGAGTATATTGGTATTGCGGTTTCGGTAATGGATGAAAGCAGTGTAGATTTTATTTTACAAATAGATTGTCTACATAAAACGCCATTTGGACAACACGCAAAAAGTCGTAAAGAAACCGAAATAGAGATTGAAACTTTCATAAACACATATTTAAAATCGTATATTGACATTGTAGGTTTGTCTTACTTACTAAATTTAAATAAAAATAAATGTATGCCAGAGGTGTAACACAAATGAAGAAGTCACATAAAAAGAACAAAAATCAAGAAATTATAGTAGACAAAAAGACGGTTCATTTTCGTGAATATACGGTTAAAGAGTTGTTGGAACTTGGAGAGAGAACAAATAAGATTCACTTGGTTAAGGACGATAAAACAGACAAAGAGGATGATTAAGAAGATTATTAATAATTGAGCAGAGTTTCTGCGTGAAGTTTTTAGAGATGAAACAAAATAAGGTATCAAAAACCATTAGGTTTTGCATTGAGAGGGTTAATGACTTTCCCATAGTTTTTAAATTTTTAGGGGTAACTCAAATCGAGTTACCCCTATTTTTTTGTATTTTATTTCACAAAATCCAACGAACCAACTGCTTCAATTTTTTCCGCCTGAATAATATGAATGTAGGTGTTGTAGGTTATCGTAGTGTCTGCGTGTCCTAATAATTGACTAATTATTTCTATGTCCACATGATTACGAAATAACTGTGTGGCAAAGGTGTGACGCAATGAATGAACACTGTACGAGGTGCTTATACCCGCCCGTTTAAGCATATATTTTAAACTTCTGTTTAAATTAGATGAACTATTAGGATTTCCATTCTCGTTAGCACATACCAACTCGTATTTTTTATTGCAATCCCATAAACCTTTTAAAGCTCTTTGAGCTTCTTTGTTTAATGGAATAATTCTTGTACTGCGTGTTGTCTTTGGAGAATGTTGCAATACCATTGTAGTTGCATAAGGTTTTTTGGTTCGAGGATTAATATTATTTTTATCCCGATTTAATACTGTAACATAACTCTTATTAACAGTAATTGTGTGGTTTTGAAAGTCAACATCATCCCAAGTTAAAGCTGTTGCCTCTCCAAATCTTAAGCCAGTATTGAGCAAAAATACAATAAATTCTCCTCTGGAGTATATTTTTGTTCCATTAGGATGTGTTTTATACGCCAGCTCGGTTAATTTCTTTACTTCTTCCTCACTTAATGCTGAAACCTGTTTAGTATCCACCTCAGCTTTCAATGATGCTGGCAATTTCACATTAAGTGCTGGGTTTATTGTTACTTCATTATTTTGCATCCCTAAGCGATATTTTTGTGCTATTGTTGTTTTTACTTTATCTATTTGGGATAAAGAATACCCCTGTTTTACCATTTTGTTTATAAGGGCTTGCACATCTTTAGATGTCAACTGGTTAATTTGTATATAGCCAAAATTTGGAATAATAAATTTATTGATCGTTCTTTCTTTTGCATCAAAACTTTTCGGTTTTAAGGTGTATTTTAATTCCTTATACAACCATTCTGAAAACCAATCCTTAATTGATTTAGCTAATATGATATTGCCATCGTTTTTAACAAACTCTTCACTTTTCTTTCTTAGTTTTCTCTTTACTTCTTGCTGTGTTTTTCCGTAGACGGTAATGCGTTTTGGTTTACCGTCAGCTTTATATCCGTACTGAATTGAACCCATCCATCTTCCGTCTTTTCGTAGGGTAATTGAACCTGCTCCGTTGTCTCTTCTGGTACGAACTGGTTGATTTGTGTTTTTGTCATTTTTTGTGTTTTTCAT